CAGTTTGTCGTGTCCTTTCCGGCTTCGGCTAAAAGTATCGCACCAGGAAAAGCCACATCCCAAAAGCAGGTCTATCGGGTCATCCGCAACGGGTTGTCAGAAAAGGGTGCTCACGCGCTGGCGCAATCCATTTACCGGCAGGTGGTACAGCATGAGATGAAGTTCAGTGGATCAACGGCAGGAGACAATCTGCTTATGCCGGGTAGACATATACGTATTGAGGGCACACAGAGTCCTTTCGACCAGATTTACCACTGCGATCGGATACGCCGGACGCTGAGCTGGGAAACGGGGTACACCATGGACATATCAGGGAAAAACCACAGCCCAGCGCTGGGAGTCTGGCTTTGAGAGCATTACTGAATATCATGGCGGCGACAGCACAACAGAGTGCCGCCGGTGAAAGTGGCACACGCCAGGGCATCATCACTGCCTATAATCCTGACAATTATGCCGTGAAGGTTCAGTTGCAACCTACGGGTGAAGAAACAGGCTGGATATCACTGAGTTCTCCCTGGGTAGGCAATGGCTGGGGCATGGCCGCTGGACCGATGATCGGTGCAGTGGTGGAGATTGAGTTTGATAGTGGTCTGACAGGCGTCGGCATGGCAGCAGGGCAATTTTATAACGATGAAGACCGTTGTCCTGGGCCGCCATCAGGCGAGTTCTGGCTGATGCATAAGAGTGGCTCCCTCCTGAAGTTCCTGAACAGCGGTGAAGTTCTGCTAAGTGCGAAAATTAAGCTCACCTTTAACGCACCGGCGCATCACTTTACCGGCGGTGATGTGACGGTCGATAAAAACCTCAGGGTCGTTAAAGACATCTTCGACAAAAACGGCAGGTTTGGATCGTTACATCGCATCCGCACTGTTTATGGCGGTCATACCCACCTTGAAAAAGGTCGGGGTAAGCGTACTGACCCTCCCGAGCAGCAGATTAAATCAACGCGGGCGCCTTAGTGCATGTACGACATCTATCACTTCACAGGCGGCGACCTCGAGGAGGCGCCTACTGGAGACCTGCGAACAGTAAAAGGAAGCGAGCGCACTAATCAACGAATTTTACGTCGCCTACTGACTAATCCGGGCGACTACGTTTTTCACCCACAATATGGCGCCGGACTGGCAAAAAAAATTGGTGAAACGGTGAACCCTGGAGAGTGGAAAGTGCTCATCACCGGGCAGATGCTACTGGAGGAATCGGTGGCCAGTAATCCACCGCCGGTAATCAGGCTGACAATTATTGAAGGTGGGGTCAGTGTCTCAGTTGCTTACACCGACGCCACGACCAGGGTCAATGAATCTCTCCATTTCGACGTAACGAGGTAAAGCGATGGCTTCCCTTAACACCAGGTCATTCTCTGAACTCGTCAGTGAACAGGTCACGGCTATTCAGGCCCGAGCGGAAAAATTGCTGGATTTTTCGATCGGTAGCATCCTGCGATCGCTTGCGGAATCCAACGCTGGGGTGGCCATGTGGATACAGCAGATGATAGTGAAGTTGCTGGTCACGACACGTGCAGCTACCTGCTCTGGCGAAGACCTGGACAGCTGGATGGCGGACTTCAGTTTTTTCCGCCTTCAGGCCGTTCAGGCCAGTGGGATAGTGACGTTTAGCCGGTTTACTCCAGGCAGCGAGGCATTGATTAAGGAAGGCGCGCAGGTGACTACATTTGACTGCTCTCAGACCTATTCAGTCATACCCAACACTTTGATTAAAGAGTGGGATGTAGCACGGGCTGCGTATGTCATCGCCCCCGGTGTGAGTTCACTAGCCGTCCCGGTGCGTGCGAATATTGCCGGGACTGCAGGTAACGCGCAGGCGAAGACAGTTACTGTCATTACTGGCTCGGTAATGTCGGTTGATGCCGTAACTAATAACGATGCTTTTACAAACGGTAAGGATGCAGAATCCGATGACAGCTTCCGCGCGCGCTTTGTGCTGTGGATTGCTTCACTGTCCAGAGCCACGAAAGCGGCTATTGGTTTTGCGATCAGTAATCTGCAGAGCGGTATCAGTTATACGCTGACTGAAAATGTCACGCTGGAAGGAGAGTATAAGCCCGGCTATTTTTATGCTGTGGTGGATGATGGCACAGGGCTGCCCGCACCTGCATTACTGAAAAAAGCCTATCAGGCTATCGAAAATACCCGGGGATTCACGGTGTCGTTCGGCGTGTTCCCCCCAGAAACCATCGAAGTCGATGTCGTCTTAATGGTATCTACCGAGGCCACTGCTAATCACGCGGAGATCGTCAATCAGGTGCGCGCTTCTCTTAATCAATACCTGTCGAGCCTGTCACTGGGCAAATTGCTTGCCTACACCCAGCTGGTAAGAGTGGCCTATGCCGCCAGCCCATGTGTAATCAACGTTACTTCTCTGACGGTAAACGGTGGCATGGCGGATTTTGCGGTTTCTGCCAGACAGATTATTCGTGCCGGGAAAATCGTGGTGAGCTGAATGGCCAAAGGTGATCAGAACGACTTTTACACCAGACTCAGGGTGTTGCTTCCTCCCGCATGGTTTGCAGAGGAAAGCACCATTCTGAATGGACCGCTATCAGCATGCGCTGCGGCGTTATCCTGGTGCTACACCCTGTATCTTTACGCCAAAACACAGATCCGTATCTCTTCCGCCAGTGATGGCTGGCTGGATATGGCGGCGTATGATTTTTTCGGGAACTCTCTTACGCGGCCTGTGGATATGACTGATGACGTCTTTCGCACGGTGATTAAACGGGCACTCTTACGTGAGCGGGGAACACGACAGGCTATCAACGATGTTCTTGCAGAACTGACGGGCAATTCACCGACGATATTTGAGCCGCAGCGGGTGCAGGACACGGGAGCATATAGTCGGCCGACAATGGGTTATGGCGCGGCTGGTGGTTATGGTTCATCCCTTTTACCTTACCAGGCATTTGTTACTGTCCAGCGTTCAAAGAAGGCGGGCATTCCGTGGGTAGCGGGCTACCGGACTTCTACAGCGGCATACGGGCAATCATCTCAGGGGGAGTATGTTTCTCGTGAGATGGTTGCCGGCAGTATCACGGATGCACAGATTTACGCTGCCATTGAAGCAGTGAAGATGGAAGGCACGCTCGTATGGGTGCGACTGCAGTAAATAGTTAATTCAGATAAATGGCGTCATTAAGGACACTTAAGCAAATGCCATTTCTATGGAGAAATAATGGATCGTCTTATTGTTTATCCGGGCGCTATTCCGCTCGAAACTGACCTACTTAACACCAACAAATTCGCCATGACAGGGGTGGCCAAACTGGCATCAGTCATTATGGGAGATAATACCTATCTTCATGGACTCGTCTGTACACCAGCTGTTGCCGAATCATTGGCAGTGAGCATAGGAGAAGGGCAGATTTACAGTCTGCACAACACAGACGGTACGCCGTATTCATCGCTGGCAGCTGACACGACACATACACTGCTGAAGCAGGGACTTAATCCTGATTCAGTTACATTCCACCTGTCTGCACCAGCGACGCCTGGCCACAGCATCAACTATCTGATTCAGGTTGCCTATAACGATGTGGATGGCGGCCAAACCGTTCTACCTTATTACAACGCTGCAGATCCTGCTATGGCATTTAGCGGTCCTGATAATACCGGCAATGCTCAGAGTACGGTGCGTTCAGGTGCATGTATTGTTCGTCTCAAAGCTGGAGTAGCTGCTGCATCTGGCTCTCAGATTACGCCTCTTCCCGATGCAGGCTATACATCTGCCTGGGTCATCACGATTAACTATGGCGATCGTCATGTTAATGCGGCGGATATCCGTCCCGCTGATGGCGCTCCCTTTCTACCCGTAAATGGTCTCATCGGTGAGATTCAGCAGGGCAGGCTAACTTACGGAATGGATTCGGGAACCGTAAATCACTATCAGGTCTCTTTTCAGCCAGCAATTGGCCATATCAGCGACGGTATGCGATTACATTTTCGTGCGAAGAATACAAATTCGGGTCCGTCGGCACTGGCGGTAAGTCGTTTTCCAGCGGCCAGCATCCTCACTGCTGAACACCAGGAATTGCCGGCTGGTCAGATTTCTCAGGGACATACTGCGGAAGTTGAATGGAATAGCGCGATCGGCGCCTGGATTCTCAGTTCACCTAAAAGCAGCTACACCACAGATGAATCGGATCAAAAGTATTATTCCCGCGACGGAGGACATATTGGCGGCGATGTCGTT